GTGTAACAGAAGCACTGGACACATCAGACGATGCTGGAGTTTGGATCAGAGACTTCATTGACAGCAAAAATCCAATGTTTGACGGCAAGAGCAAAAAAGAACGCATCCGCATGGCATTGGGCGCATGGTACGGCGCACAAAAGTAAATATTACATTCTATAAAATGCAAAAGTCTGCAGATGTTTATACTTTGCAGACTTTTTGTGTATATATAAATTTGATGGACGCAGTTGTCCATCGGAACAAAAACAACACAGACACAGAAAAAACATGAACAAAAACGCATACGAAATACGACTGGAATTACTAGGACTCGCACACGGTGATATTATGACTCGCTATCATGAGTCACTGCAATCACACCGAGAGTCAATTCCATGTGACGAAAACGGCAATCGAGATATTTCAAAAATTGATCTTACATTGCCAGATCCGCAAGAAATTATTGTTAGAGCAAATGCGCTCTATGCATTTATTGAAGGTCGATAAAGATCGGGACTAAAACAGCTCAAAAGCCAGAGGAGTTTTTCTCTGGCTTTTTTTATTTACAAAGTGACATTTATAGTATATAATTAATTATGAAGATACCTCGACTAGGATTGGTTTGTATTAGCGCACGGTTGGCAAAACAAAAAGTTGCTGCCAAAACAATGACTCGCAAAAGCTTTTTAAGCAACTCTAGAGAAAAGAGTATTGAAGTACTATCGGAGCGCATCCTACACAATTCACGGCATGTCCTACAAACATTGCGTGCAGCACATGCGGCAGGAGCACGGCACTATCGTGTTAGCAGTTCTCTATTCCCGTTGGTCACTGACTCTACACTGGAATTATCATACACGGACCTGCATAACTTTGACACTATCTCCGCAAACCTAAGTGCCGCCGGCGACTATGCACGTGCGAATGATATTACCTTAAGTTCTCATCCTGACCAATTTAATGTACTTGTAAGCTATAATCCTGATGTTGTACGCCGTACCATACTAGAACTAAATCATCAGAGCGCAGTACTCGACATGATGGGTGCTGCACACGACTACAGTTCTCCAATGTGTTTGCATTTAAACAAGACTCCTGAAGAACGTCGCGAAACGCTAGATGAATATGTCTCGCGCTTTTGCGCCAACCTAGGTCAATGCAACGAAGGTGTACGCAATCGGCTGGTCCTAGAAAACGAGGATAAGGCATATTGGAATTGTGATGCACTATACGAAAACTTTGGAGATAAGATACCACTCGTATATGATAACCTGCATGATGTTTGTAATTCATCATCCGATCCTGTGGAAAATGCTGCACGCTTTAGAAAGACATGGCGTGGACATACACCCGTCTTCCATTGGAGTGAAGGTATTGGCAGTACTCGTAGTCATGCAGACTATGCAACTCATCTGCCACATGTGGTCGCGCAGCACTCCGATGTTACTTGGGAAGTGGAACTCAAAGCCAAAGATGACGCTATTGCTCATATCCTAGAGTCATTTTTCCGCTCATAAATGCGGTTTTTCGTAAAAAATATGATTTTTGGAGAAAAATAAAACCTATACGTATCTATAGGTTTTTCATTTTTTTCACAGTTTCATCATTTTTTTATTTACATTTGGCTACAAATAGTGTATAATAATCTTGTAACCAAAACAAAATATATGACCACATTAGAAAAACAACTTGCCGATCGTAAAGCCCTTATTATTACTCTTGCACAACGTCATGCAGCAGATCGCAGCCTTTGTAAGTCCGTAGAATCTGCGAAATATGACGAAAGTAAAAATCAATATGAAGATGCAGTAGCTGAAGAATATCAGCGTGCTCTAAAGTCTTCAACATTCAATCCACTCTCTGCTTAACCGCAGAGAGTTTCTCGTATAAATAACAGTAGAAAAATACTGTTATGTCATACGAGAATGTAGGTAAAGTTTGGAGTGTAGATTCATTTAAGGAATATCTTAGCGGCTTAAAACAGCCAACCTTTGCTAAGAGTGTAACAATCCATCACACTGGAGCGCCGTCATTAGCACAGCGTCCAAACGGATTTACAGTACAGCATATTCATAACATCAAAGGTTTTTACCAATCTCTAGGTTGGAGTAAAGGTCCACATCTTTTCATTGATGATGATCAAATCTTTGGTATGACTCCGCTGTGTATGACAGGCATACATGCTGTTTCATTTAACCGCACTTCAATCGGCATTGAAATCCTTGGCGATTATGATTGTGAAGATCCACTAAATGGACGTGGCGCAGCCGCACTACGCACTGCTGCAGCGGCAACTAAAGCTCTTTTTGAATGGTTGGATATACCATTAAATGAAGATACTCTAAAGTTTCATCGTGATGATCCTAAGACATCAAAAACATGCCCTGGGCGCAAGGTCACTAAAGAACATTTTATCGCATTAGCTCAAGGTTCGAGCAACTCTAAAGCTCAGACTCCGCCACAAACAGATGAAGTCTCTGTTGTAGAATATGCAACTCAACATAAAGGATATACTGCAGCAGAAGCAGCAAAGGCACTTAAAGTTAAAAACGGTATGACCTTCTTTGCAAATGTATGGATTGAGAGTGCACGCTATGATAAGAGCAATGCAACCACCGTCGCAAGTGCAGCCGAACTGCAATCTGATATAGTGAAAAAAAATTAATTATTTTCACATCACTGTGAATTTTCACGGAGTTTTTGTATAGATAAATCTATAGTTTATAGAATAACCAATAAGGTATCTTCTATTCCAAGAAGGCATCAAAGTATGTGCTGAAAGCAGGCTTGCCGGTCATCAAGGATGATAAAGGATAGAAAAAATTATCATATATATCATTTTATCCTTTACAAGTATTCATAGTTTTGATATAATAAATCTATGGAAGAAAAGGTACAAGATGAGATATTTGATTTAACCGATTACGATTGGATATTTGATTTAACCGATTACGATTGGACATTGGAATGAAACGATACCTATACATATTACTTGTGGCAGCGCTATCTTCATGTGAGCCGTCCGCCGTTCCCTATCGTCAAAGCTATAGCGCTGCAACATATCCACATCGGATGCCTTCTGCACAAGTGACACCATACGGTCATGGATTTGATCCGCGTCCTGCACTTCCGTATAATGGTCGTCTTGTCACTGGCGGAGATGGTATGCCTTACATTTTACATTATTAAATTTTATGAGTACACTATATAATGGCTATAAGAGCGTCTTCCTAGACGTTGAAACTACAGGTACAGACTTTGAAAATAATAACATTTTTCAAATTTGTGCAATTGTAACCGATGAGAAATATGAAGAAATTGATCGTATTGACTTGAGGTTCACACCGCTCTCGATGGAGCATGTTGCGCCCGAAGCATTGCAAAAGACAGGCATGACCGCGGACACACTCGATAATCTACAGCTTAAAGCGCCTGATGCATATCGTCAATTTGTTGGATTCTTATCGCGTCATTGTGACAAATATAATAAGGCCGACAAGTTGCATTTTGTTGCATATAATGCTAAATTTGATGCAGACTTTATGCGTGAGTTTTTCAAAAAGAATGGCGACTCTTTCTTTGGGAGTTGGTTTTGGAATCCACCTATTTGCGTAATGCAGGCTGCAGCTTGGATGACAATGCGTGTACGTGGTGCGCTGCCTAACTTTAGACTAGAGACGCTATGCAAGTGCGCTGAACTAGGATGGGATGATTCACGTGCGCATGATGCAAGTTATGATATTGCGCAAACACTAGCTCTCTTTAAATACTTAAGAGCTGATATCCCACAATTGTAACTTTATTATTTACAATGTAAGAGTTTCCTGATAAAATTAGAACGTAAAGAAAATATATATTATGAATCACACTAGAGAAAATATACTCGAGGTCTTAAGAGCTGGAGCAGCCACCGTATGGTTTACAAAAACTAATGGCGAAAGCCGTGAACTTAAATGTACGCTGTATAAGGAACTTATGCCAGAGTATATTCCTTCGGCAACAGCAGCAATAAAACCTCGAATTGAAAATCCTGATATTGTCCGTGCTTATGACCTCGTGAATGAAGATTGGCGCAGTTTTAAAGTATCTAGTGTAACCAAATTATTAAGCGTATGAACAATGTATTTAAAGCAGGGCGAGTAATTACGCCAGATTCAAAATGGACAGGCGAAGAAATTGAATGGCACGGCTGGGAAACATGGGACGTTGAGCGTTTCTTCAAGATGCGTTCACGCGCATTAAATTTCTATAATTATTATTTAGATGCAAGCGACTTGCGCCCAGGTGTATTGGATTGGATGAAACGTCATGGTTATACAAAAGACCAAACGGCTGCAATTAAAGATGCACCACCACATGCACTCCCTACAACTGTAGGCAAGTTAATCCGTTGCATGGATCGTGGCATGCCAAGTTTACATCCAAGCGCACAAGATTATTTTAATGAACTACCATTTCATGAGACTCCACCAGTTGCAAAAGATGATGCTACACTAGTCCATCTAGAGATACGCAATGCATTACAAAATATTACTGACAGCAAATATGAAGCAGCAACTGCAACAGTCACGCCACTTAAAGCAAAGATTTGCCCATTGGATCGTATTCGTGAGCGTGTACAAAAAGAAGTCTTACCACAACTTGAGGAGTGTTTGGAGAGCTGGGGTAATACCAAGACAGGAGCAGTTACAATTAACATGGCATCGCTACTGCGTGATCTCAAGATTCCCGCGCAAGGTTGTAAACCTATTCTTGATTGGTGCGAGCGTCAACACTCAGAATTTGCAGGTGCATTAAATCGTGAAGATCCGCAATTGGTACAAGGGTATTCATGCTATTCACGCCCAGAACTTAAAAAGATTGTAAAGAATCTTGAGGTCATGGCAGCTGATATTGCAGCTCATGGTAAGATGCGCAATGCAAGCCGCAAGCCGCGTACCAAAAAAGTTAAGGATGCAACAAAACAAGTATCGCGTCTTAAATATCAGATGAATTCTTCAGATTGGAATCTCGATAGTGTATCGCCAACACGCGTTCCAACTGCACAATGCGTCCTATTATTTAATACAAAGACACGTAACTTAGGCGTATACTTTGCCAACAGTACCAAGGGATTTGAGGTTAAAGGTACATCTCTTAAAGATTATGACGTGACACGCAGCTATGCTTGCACCTTACGTAAACCAAAAGAGACGCTTACACAACTATTAACTGCAAAGACCGCCGCAATTGAAAAGGTCTTGCAGACCATCAAATCTACACGTAAGAAAGTTAATGGACGCGTGAACGAACAAACAGTCATCCTTAAAGTAATTGAAACAAAAATCTAATATGTCAGAAAAAGAAATACCAATTAAGATCCTCACCAAACAAGAATTTGCGCTTGAGGTTGAAAGCCGTGTTAACCGTTATGATATGGGTTATCTAGAAGCTATTGTACACTATTGTGACGGTAAAGGAATTGAAGTTGATGAGGTTGCAAAACTCGTAACTGGAAGTCTAAAAGAAAAGTTGGAAGCTGAATCACAACGCGTTAACCTATTACCAAAATCGTCAGCTTCCTTATTTTAATGATTGCCGCAGACAATAAAGTATCACCATTTGATGCATGGAGTATAGGTACAGCATGCCGCCTACATTTTTCCGCTGGCAGTTATGATGCCTTTAAGTTTAACTTTAAAGGACCACGCTTAAAGCAATCTTCATTCCTCGCGCGTAAAGATCGTTTCTTTTATGAAAAGATTGCACGCAATTATTCAAAGCGAGGTGATTGCATCGGCTTCTTTACTGCAAATATATTGGCTGGTAAGGGTTGGATTGGAGATATGTCGCCTGAAGTATATTTGCTATGGCAGAGTAAACTACAAGCATTGCAATATAACTTTAAGAATGAATTGGGTGCTTGCGCGACAACTCCGTTTGACTCTCTATTTGAGAGCGGCGACGGGTTTCCGCAAATATATACACGCTATGCCAATGGTACACTATCCTTTGAGAGCGTAACAATATTAGACTTGCTCTGTGATTACAGCTCACGTCTAGGTAAGACATCTTCTGATCCATTGGGTATCTTAAGTGAATTCCTTCATAAAGTAAAACGATACCGCCCTTTCGTTGCACCTAAAATAAACATCCAAAGCGCACGAGACGCTGTCATTAAAATATACACATCTTAATGAGTATATAAATAATTTCTATCAGCAACTAATATTAAATTTTTAAAGAATACTATTTACATAGCATACTCTTTATGATATAATAAATCTTGTTGATATAATACAACGCAAAACAAAAACAATACACTGTAATACTAAACATATGTCGTTTGATAAACTAAAACAAAATCGTACAGCCTCAATTAATAAACTCGTTGAAGCTGCAGAAAAAATCGGATCACCAAAAACTTATGGTGATGATCGCCTTTGGGCACCCGCTGTTGATAAAGCAGGTAATGGTTACGCAATTATTCGTTTCCTTTCTGCTAAAGAAGGCGAGGATCTCCCATGGGTTCGCTTTTGGGACCACGGTTTCAAAGGTCCAACAGGCCGTTGGTATATTGAAAACTCGCTTACGAGTATCGGTCAACCAGACCCTGTTGCTGAAATTAATAGCATTCTCTGGAACAGCGGAAATGAAAAGGATAAAGAAATTGCGCGTGAGCGTAAACGTCGCCTGCACTATGTAAGCAACATTCTTGTAGTCTCTGATCCTGCAAATCCAGATAATGAAGGTAAGGTATTCTTATACAAATTTGGTAAGAAAATCTTTGATAAGATTATGGATATTATGCAGCCACAATTTCAGGATGAAACACCAGTGAATCCGTTTGACTTCTGGGGCGGCGCAAACTTTAAGTTGAAGATTCGCAACTTTGAAGGATATCGTAATTATGATAAGAGCGAATTTGAAAATACATCTGAACTCTTTGGCGGAGATGAAGCTAAATTAGAACGTGTATATAATCAACTGTTTTCGCTCAAGGATTTTATTGATCCTGCAAATTACAAGAGCTATGGTGACCTTAAACGCAAGCTCGTTGAGGTACTTGGTGCTGATGCAATTGGTGGTTCGCTTACTGAGGAACACAGCATCAATGAGCGTGCAGCATCAGTTGGTAAGACCGCTGAAGCAACACCCGCTTATACTGAAGCGCCCGCTCCGGCTCTAAGCACCAGTGATGACGATGACAATGATGACTCGTTGAGTTACTTTGCAAAACTAGCACAAGGCTAAACACCTTAAAACTATAACGCACAAGGGAGATGGTTTATATGCCATCTCCCTTTTTTTGATATATATTTTATGATATTCTTAATACGAGTATTTACATATTTAAATTGCATTGACTGTAGGCGGCATCTTGATACACTAGAAGAGTATTGTATGCGCACACCAGCACAACTTGAAGTCATTGACGTTGATCGTGAAGAGAATTTACCGTTAGCATTTCAACATAAGATAGAGGGTATACCACATACGCTTTGTTATGGCATACGCGGCAACATCTTACACAGCTTCTTTGGAGTAAAGAGCGTTGACCAATTTGCTGATATAATCTATGGTGCAGTTAGTAACTAAATGCCATACCACTCGCGCTCATAATTGGACTCATTGCAGGCGCATTATTATTTACATTACTGCTGCGCACGTTACTAACATTTCCACCGTTATTATTATTCACAACCACTGTAGAATTGCCTGATACACTTGCACCGGCAGCTTTTAGCGCTGCTCCAGTTGTACTTGGAATGCTCTGCATGTTTTCTTTAAATTGGTAACCAGAATCTTTATATTCTTGGAAAGAATTGTATCCTGCGGCTTTTCCCTTTTCATCATTGCTTAAAGCTGAAAAATCGCCTGAGGCCTTAGCAGTTTCCATTTTATCAACTGAAATTTCTGCTGGTGCTGAGCCAAATGCATATTTGTATACCGCATCTGGTATCACACCTTGGATCATACCAATCGGATCATACCACGCACGCTTAACATTTGGATCTGGTAGTATAGCGCGTAATATTTTCTTATGAAACTCAGATATAGTATCACCCACGCTGCTAAACAATTCAATTGCGCCATCCATTGCGTCAATAAAAAATTGTCCAATTTTAAGTGGTAGCGTTGAAAAGAAATCTATAATGTTACTAAATACTGATCCAATAAATTCACCAATAGTTTCAGCAATGCCAAAGGTAAAATCTAAAAATTGTTTAAATAAGCCAGTGAACGAAAAACTATCAAGCGCCTTTTCAACATTTTCAAAACCAAGTGCGCCAGCAACCCATGATATGCCGTCCTTTATTAAATCGAGAAGACCGCCAATGATTGAATCAAACACCCCAACCAGTGCTCCTTTAATACCACCAATGATACCGCCTTCTTTAAAGCCACTTATAAATCCAGTGATTGCTCCATAGATACCTAAAATAATTGTAAGCGGTAACCCAAATATTTTACCTAGTCCTACAAGTAATCGACCAACTCCTTTAAGTAACTTTCCAAGTGTACCTCCTAATTTTGCACCAGTGCTAAAGCCAGACTTGATACCATTAAATACATTTCCAAATACACCAAATAATTTTTTGGCAACATCAAAGACACCGCCTACAACTTTAACAATTGGAGAATTTGAAAATATGTTAAAGAAAGATTTGATCTTACCTAGGAATGTAGATAAGCCTTTAAATAAACTACTGCCTTTAAATTTTGTTACAAGATCGCCAATTGCATCGAAGACTCCTGTAATTTTTCGCACTATACTGTTATTCTTAAAGCGTGTTATTATATCATCAAAGAAACTTCCAATGCGTGTAAATAAATTTTTGACAGCTTGGCCAGTCTTTGACTCACGCAGTAGTTTTAGTGGTTTGGTTAATATACCTTTAAATTCTTTTAGGAAGCCAGCTACAAATCCAACCATACCAGCACCAATTGCTGCTATGGTGCCAAATATTCCAAGGTTACCACCGCCACTTCGTGGGCTTGATGCTGGAACTGTTCGTTCTTCGCCACCGCCTCGTCCGCGTAATGCAGCAAGTAATTCGGCACGATCTTCTCGTTCTTGCAGCCGATTCCCTTGTAGGATTTCTCCAAGATTAACATTTGACTCTATAAGCATGTCAAACCGCCCAATCATATCAATCGTCAATAGCCGTAGATTGTTAAGCGTATCAACATTATCCAGCATCAAATCAGCTGAAGTGTTTGCGGTGCGTAATTCTTCTATGACAGTTTCAAGTGATCCGTTGTTCATTTCTTATTGCGTTGTTCTTCTTCTTTAATGTAATTTAATAACATCGATATATAAATTTCCCTCTCCCACGGTAACATGGTTTCTAGCTCTGACAAACTATACTTGTGATGTTGCATTAGTGAAAAGTTTGTTTGATAATAGTTTGTCAGAGAATCATGCGAGAGGGCTAGGCGAAAAAAGATTGTGTTCCAGTTAAGACCTGAGAGTTATCTGTTTTGCATTGCGCACATACAAAGCGTATTTCATGTTGCAACTTTGGAGCGTTTTCGATATATGCCTCAATCTTAGATACTTGAGAGCGACTCAGTGAATTTACAAATTCTTTTAATTCAGCTTGTGAACTTTGAGCTGCAGGATATACAGCGCTATCATCAAAGATTGATTCAATAGATGCAATAATCATGTTGGTAACTGTTTCAACATGTACGTTTTCGCCCAAGCCAATTTTATTTAGGTCATCAACTGATATATGGCGTAGGACAATTCCAACCTTATCGGTTAACATAATCTTGTTATCCACCTTTGTGCTCGGCCATGTGACTTCAACCGTGTCTAGGTTAACTTCTACTGGATTATATGTTTCACATGATGCGCATTTACATTTAATATTTACAATTTCACCTACGCTCTTTGCGCGCAGCTTTAAGAAAATATATTCAAGGTCAAATGATGTTAAAAGGTTTGCTTTAACTGTTCCGTATGTACACGTCTCAACAACATCACGTATTGCGCTCATAATTTCCTTTTGGTCGTTTGACTCTTGTGCAAGCAAAAGAATCTTTTCTTCCTTGACAAGGAATGGACGATATTCAATTGTCTGCTGAGTTGACGGAACGGTCAACGTGTATTTTGGTGCTGTTAGTACTGGTAATGCCATAATGTTAGTATAATATAGTTTTAGTTATTTATCCCATTAGATTGATGTAAGAGGTCCAACAATTACAATACCATCTGGAATATTATCTTTAAAGCGTGGTATCACGCGATCACATGTTAGAGTCACACTCACTTTTTGAATGCTTGATTCATTTTCATGACTTAATTCCACACTCTGTATTTGATATGGGTATGCACGTTGCAGTAAGACACTATATGTTTCTCTGTCCTGGTCATCGAGCTGTTTAATAACTATATTGCGTGTGTATTCATCATGATAACGTGTTAGGTAACTATTTACTCCTATAATATAATTTGTCCATGCGTCAAACGCTCGCTTTGCAATGTAATTATTTGTCAGGTTAAATGTTAGAGTAACGTCATCGTCGACAAATCCAGTTGGTATCTTTAGTGCACGACGTGTTGATATTTCGTAATCAAGAGTAGTGATTTGCTTACCTGGGATTGTTACACTATCACACATAAATGATAGGTCACGTAAAGATTCAATATTTTCATTAAAACCTGGGATGTCAGTAATTGAAACCTCAAAACGATTTGGGCGCGCAAACCCACCGTTTATTGCAATTGCGTTTTTAAAGTCGTTTATTGATGACATATGTTATACTAATTTACGTGTTGTCTTCCAGATGGATGTATTTGATTCTTTAACAAAACTATCAGTTGGCAAGAATAATGCAATCTCCCATTCGCTAGGTGCAACTTCCACAGTCTTTGATGTAACATGCTCAAACAAGTAGTGTTTAAAACATGGTGCAAAGGCGCGTAGGTTTGATATGCCGTTAAGCATATCATATGTTAGTCTAAACCGTGTTGTTTCATTATACTTTTTATTGTTTGTATAATCCATCAGACGGTCAAAGAATATCGCACGCTGACGCGGAGGAAGGTAATGAAGGTTAAGTCCATAAAAACCCTTCTTTGCTGGACCAACCATAAGTATAAGAGGAAAGCGATCATAATGCGGAAGCGTATCTTTACCTTTAGGATCGTACAAGAACATAAACATTCGCCCTATGAGCGGGCGCTTACGTGTCTCAAGGGCAGTATCCGTCAATACACGTCGTGGTGTCACGGTTGTCATTGATTGTATCTTGCGTAAAAACCAATTACGTGACTCTACAGTGCGTAACTTTATTCCTGCACGTTCTGCTTGTGCGTGTATTTTAGAAAAAAGAGATGCCATACAAACTATTTATATTGCGTCACGTTAGTAGTTTAATACCCAGTCCTTTAATAATATCTTCCGTCCATATTTGAAAGCGCCATCCACGATCTGTACAAAATTCAGTTGCTGCCTCCCATTTTGATATGTTTTTCGCATATGTCATTACCTCTGTAATGTATGAGCGTGACTTTATAAGACGCGGCTTAGGTTCTTGTGTCTGTTTTTTTGGTTTAATCTCAATAAGATATGTATCTCCATTTTTAAATTGTATCTTAAGGTCAACAAAGTAGCGATGAAGTTTACCATCAGTTTTGCAGCGGTATGCGATCACTGTCTCTTCACTGCTCCAGCGTACCACATCGGCGGTATCATCACACCATCTAAAAACCTGACGCTCCCACAGGCTGCGGTATGAAACTGCATTATAGTCGCCTTCATATTTGTTCTTGTGCACAACTCTGTATTTACCTTTATAATATTGACCCTTCTTCATATAAATAATTATATGTTAACTTTTCCGTCCGATGTTGCAAATTTAACAGTGCGACCGTTTGTAGTGTTTGAATGTGAAGGCAGTCAATCACGTGCAACGAGCAAGCTTATTGCTTTGCCTATTCCAAGCTCATTGACATTTGGTGACGAGTCTACTTATAATAATACGGAACTTGGTATTATCGGTGGTGCAATAAGTTCACTATCTGGTCGAATTGCTGAAGGTGCAGGATTATCCGGTGTCATGGGGCAAGCAGCTGCTGCAGTATCAAAGGCAGAAGGCAATGCACGTATAGGATCAATCATTCAAGGTATAACTGCACTATCTGGTGCAAGTGAAGGATTGCAGAGTGCAGTTAGTATTGGTACAGGTACAACACTCAATAAGAATATTCAAACCGAATTTACATCAACAAATACTCGCACATTTAGTTTTGCATTTCAGCTTATTGCACGTAACTCTAAGGAAAGAAATACAATTAAAAGTATTGTAAATGAATTTCGTCTTGGCTTATATCCTGAAGGTGACTTCTTTCAATTGCGATATCCTCCAAAATGGAAGATAAGTTTTCGTAAGTCAGATGGTGTTTCAGCGCCTGAGATTGAGGATATTCCAAAGATTGGGTCTTGCTTCTTAACAGGTGTACAAACTGCATATAACAGTACAAGCAATATGTGGCATACCGACGGTTCTCCACTTGAAACCACTGTAACAGTTACATTCATGGAGACACAAGCGCATACACTAGATTCACTTCCAAAATAATATATGTTTAAACCTTACCCAAAAGTAAACTATGACTTGTATTCCGACGGCTCATCTCTTGAGCTTACGGATATTACTCGTGCTGTGGCATTATCAAAAAACAGCCTGCCAGATGATGCATTATTATATACTCTGTATAGCCTTGATAATGCAGAACGTCCAGATATCGTATCATATAAGTTATATAACGATACTCAATATTATTGGACGTTTTTTATCATAAATGATTTCTTGCATGATGGTTATAACGCATGGCAACTATCGTCTCATCAGTTTGAGCGACTGATGGAAAAAGAATACTCGCGTTATTCTGCTATGACACCAGAGATATTATATCCAAATGATTTAAATGGCACTAACCTTATTGACTTTTCATGTATACCGTTTGACTCTAAATACCTGCCATACTTAAAATTAACAGATGCAGCCTTTGGAGTTGCAAATATTGTAAGATATGACACTGAGCGACATACTCTTATCATTGATGATATACATCGCATGATAGGCACTACACGAATTGAAATTAGTCGCAACTCTTTTATAAACGGTTCTGACTTGTTTAAGATACAGTGGGTGAACGAAACGCAAACGCCTGCACTGTTGGCACTTAAGAATGAATGGTTAAATACAATATTTGAAAACATTAAGATTTATGATGCAATTGGGTTATCTGAAAAGAATAGATATAACACTACAGTTGATTCATATATCTTGGGTAAAAATGTAAAGTTTAACACAAAGACAAACGGTTTAAATAACAAGACATATCGTTGGGACTATTATCAGAACGCACCATACCAATACTTAGACCTAAATGGCGGAGTGCTTACCGCATATGATGTGTTAACATCAACAACAATAACAACTCCAACCTATAAGTCATATCTCCAATACGAAGAAGAGATTAACGAATCAAAAAGACAATTGCGTGTCATACGTCCAGACTATATACGCCAATTTTCAGAACAGTATTACGATACACTCTTAGCATAATATGAGCACTACGCATATAAATGCTGCAAAGACAGCAACACGAGATAGCGAACTTATCTCTGGTAATTTTCGTGTTGAGAGCATGATTATGACCAATGCCGATGGCGCTGAAATGTCTATTGTGCAATATGTAACATCATTTAATATTACCGCAGAAATATTTTCGCCTGTCTTAACTCTCAGTGCAACCATACGTGATAATGATGATATCTTTGGCAGCGGAGTTATTGGTAAACTAACAGGACAGGAAATTATTAAGTTAAAGATTATTGGTGATTATGATAAAGAAAATGTTATTGAACATACATTTTCTGTCAAGGAATATAGTAACTATACCAAGACACTTGATTACCCAAACACACAAATATTTAACTTGATTGCAATATCAGACTTTGCATATACGAGTAAATTAAAAACAATATGTCGCTCAGTATCAAACATTGAAGCGGCATTGCGCGAAATATTTGTAACAGATCTTGAATTGGCAGATTTAATAATTGATACAGAACCGCCAGTGAGCAATTTCACTGGCATTATTAATATACAAACTCCATTATCCGCAGCTGAATGGTTGCGTTCACGTTCTTTTGATAGTGTACGCTCTCCTTTCTTCTTATATAATAAAGTTTCATCAACATCGCGAAATGTTGTATATTTTGGGTCATTTAATTCACTTGCGAGTAAAAGTGTAGGCGAACGATACAAGTATGAGTATGGCCAATCATTAGATGATAGCAAACCAAATAAAGAGAAATATGAAAAAGATGTTAAGCGTATACTCTCTATGCGCTCCAATTTAAAAATGGATCGTCTTGCAACTGCGGCTGAAGGCGGATATGCAAATCGTATTAACGTAACCGACATTGCATCAAAAAGCTATTACACCTTAAATCTTACAACAACAGAGTCGGCAAACAAATGGACTTCACGTGAATACCGTGTTGGCCTTGGGCCAAATGGAAATACGCCACAAAAGATGCATGACATATCTCATGCAAACATAAGCAACATACAAATCAATAACGCAGGTGGTTCTAGTTTTGATTATCCTAAAAATTCAGTTACAGAATCATTACTACCAAATATACAAACTGCCAAATCTTTCGCGGCACGCGTAAATGAATTTGATCATGAGATTGTTGTATATGGTAACCCAGGCCTAAACCCTGGAACAGTAATAAATCTTAAAGTTCCAAAAACATTGAGAGAGCGTAAGGCGACAAGTGGTGAAATTGATCCAGTCGTATCGGGCAATTATTTAATCACGGTTGCAGCTCATATATTTACGGATGGTGTCTATACATGCCGCTTGAAACTATTTGGTGTTAATGACTTGCCAATTATAAAGACAAGCGAACCAGTGCCAAATCACGAACCAATTTTAGCTATACCAGCTGAAGGAGAAACTCCACCAGCAGATACAACAACACCAGCAGTAGATATAAACAGCGATGTTCCGCTAAATGCTACGCCATTACCGGACCCGAGCGAAGCTATTTTTCCTGACGCTGAATCAACTGGCGACGGGACCACTGCTGATGGCAGTCCTGGTGTTTTGCCATTGCCACCTGCATAAAGTTAACACAAATATAATTTAATGAAAATCGAAAATTGGTTTAACGCAACTGTAACAAATATTATAGATCCATTAAATAGTGGACGTGTACAAGTGCGTGTCTTTGGCTATCATGATTTTGATGACATCCATCTTCGTGATGTGGATTTACCATGGGCAACGGTATTAATGCCAGTGACAAGCGCAAATGCAAACGGCGTCGGATCTAGTCCAACGGGACTGGCTGTAGACTCTTGGGTTTTTGGATTCTTTCGTGATCCTGATGCGCAAGATCCTGTCATCATTGGAGTAATCCCAGGTGTAAACGGAGCAGCAGACAGGTTTGTTATACCTAGAGATGCAACTAGTTATTCACGCGGTATCAGTGCAGCATCTACATACAACACTTCAGGATATTCTACAGGTGCTCCAATAAGTAGTCCTGCAGCCACATCATCATTTGGAGATACGGCGCCACAGGTTGACCCTGCTACCAATAGTGCAGTTGTGCGCGGCATGATTGCTGCGGCTCGAAAAGAAATTAATAACACAAATGGCGCAAAATATGGTGCGCCTCCTACATTATGGTGCGCAGGATTTGTTACATGGTCTATCAAGCAAACAGGCTTAATACCAGATTCAGATTTACCTAAAAATCCAAATAGCGCTCTAGCGTGGCGGGATTGGGCAAACACTCCTACTGGTAGAAAGTATGTACATCTTGTAGACGATAACACATTGAGAGCAGGCGATATTGTAGTACGACACAGAGCAGAAGGTGGACATATTGGAATTGTTACAGTTGGATGCAATGATCGTAGGCGTGAACGTCATACTACCATTGAAGGCAATACTGGAAGTCAACGGCCAAGACGCGTCTTGGAGAGATCAACTCTCGCACAGTGGAAATATGTATTGCGTTGGAAAGATTCTGAAACATCACAAAGCGCAATAACTCAAATATTGTCGCCTTCCATATTTAACATATAAATATTTCAAATACATTATGAATAACAATTCTTTTAGCGCGCCGTCCACATCAGATCAGGGAGTATATCCGTTTAATCATGTGCGGCAAACTCGCAGCGGGCACGTTTTTGAAGTTGATGATACTCTTGGCGAAGAGCGTATCCATGAGCGCCATAAAAGCGGCACTGAACGCACAATACTTGCAGACGGTACACGTCGCGTTATTGTTGTATCCGATAATCATCATGTGGTGATTGGCGATGATTATGTTAGTATCAACGGAAATGCAAATGTATATGTTAATGGCAATGTTAATATGTCAGTGAATGGAGACTATAATCTTGAAGTTAACGGCAGTATGAGCCAAACAGTAAAAGGTGAATATCGTCTTAAAGTTGGTGCCGCACATAAGACTGAAGTTGGTGCTGACAGCGCGATAAACATTATTGGTAAACAGGATGTGATTGTAGGTAACGGCATAAATAATACGGTGCGTGCTGGCGGAATAAACACGATGGTTATTGGACCAATTAATGAAACAAATATAGGCGAGCGAACTGCAGTTTGTACAGGGTCAATATCGTTCGCTGGCTCAACAGGATTTAGCGCTCATGCGCCTGGCGGTGCAGCAATAATTGGTGGATTATCAGTTGGGGTTGACAGCGCAAGTATATTATCATTAACTTCGACGTCAACAACAAACATGACTTCTTCGATTACAAACATAACAACATCACGCGTAAACGTAATTGGCGGAGCACTTGTTGCCACAGGTGATGTTGGAGCATTAGGCGGAATGTTTACACTCGCTACCCATAAACACTTAGGAGATGGTGCTGGCGGTACTCCTGCGGCAACAAGTCCACCAATCCCATAATATGCCACTATCAAAATTTTTATACATTACACTAGCAGATTCCAACGGTGATGCCTTTGGAGTACCATTGACATATAACGGAGCAGCGCGAAATATAGAGAGTCTTTTAAAGATCTATCGCATTACACAAGAGCGTGTATCATCAACTCCATGGCAGGTGACTGAAGTGCCGCAGGCTGACGTTAACATAAGTGTAACATATGGCAGCACCTTAGACACATTAACAGGCGCGCCAAAAAATGTAGGGCGCTATGACTATACAATAAACATTACATTAAAGAGCGATGCTACATATCGTGGTTATTTTTCAACTGTATATGGCAGTACACCTCCTGCTGGAGTGCCTGCATACGATGACATTGTAAAAAACAATGTATTCATAACTGATATAAGAACACAACACCCAGGAGTATTTCCAATACGTTCACCAGATGCAGTTTTTGAAACACTAGTTGATACAATAAAGTATTTGACCGTTGCACCACTATCTGTGGCCATAACATTTCCAAGTCTTGAAACAAAAGACAACAAAAAACCGCAAGCATGCGCGTATAGTACCTCTATAAAAATACTAGATACAGCAGCACCAAATTTTGGATCTGATATACCTGCACGTGTAACATATTCAGGTCAAGACTCTCCACTTGCTGCTCCTAAGAATGCTGGGACATACGCTGTAACTGTTACACTAACAGATTTTAATTATGTCGGAAGCGCAAATGCGCAATACGTCATAACGCCTCGCACCGTTGCTGATGGCATTGCAGATGAGCAACTCTATAATAGTAATCTGCAAGCATTGCCAAGTAAGACTCGTATTTGGATTGATGAAACTGGTTTTTCTGATGATAATGCTAAACGAGACTTTATACAAAACGGTATATTGTCAGTAGTAGATAATGCAAATAGTGAAATCTTAAATCTTGATAATGGGTTATATCAACAAGCAGCAACTATTGCAGATTGCGCGCGTAACCTCCCACAAAAACTTGCAATCATAGCTGCCGCAAAGCTTGTGCAATTGGCTGCAAGTTATGTGCCTGGGCTTGGTATTGTTAATATGTTAACCGAGGTGCAATCAAGAATTGCACAAGTACAAAAGCTCATGGAACTTATACAATTTGTTAAAGATAATCCATGGGCATTTGCAAATGCAGTCCTAGAGTCTTCAGGTGCTTATGCAAAGACTGGAGCGTTTGTTGGAGATCAACTTGAAAAGTTGCAAGCGGCATTTCCTGAAGCAAATAATATCGGTCAAACAATAAAAGATGTTGCAGCTGGAGTAGTAAATGTATGTAACTTAGTTGATACAAACAGCGGACCTGTAGCACGTCTTATTAAAGCAGATACACGGCTCGCACCAGAACTTATACCTGGGTTTAATCCACCAGTCTATCGTCAGCCTACGGTACAAAAGACAGAGTATGATTATATGTTGTTTCGTTTAAGTGAGCCATTATTTAAGGACAATGAAAAGATACAATCTTTAAAGGCAGCTGGAGATGAAGCTGGTTTGCGTGACTATATAACTATGTTGGGTGCAGTGCATGAACTTGCATACAACTATCATGATGATATTGCATCAACCGCAGCTCCTGTCGGATTACTAAGCAGCTCCGCAGCAACATCATTGGACGAAACGTATAATAACATCAATAATGTAAACGGTATCTTACAAGGTATTTATGGAGCACCAAGTGGCGATGTTCTTCAGTCAACAACAACATCCACTGCAGGAACTGTAACAAATGCAGTCCTTTCAGGATTTGATCGCGGCGTAAACATTGCAAGTGCTGCTCTAACTGGAAATGTGAAAGAAGCGTTACTCGCATTTAGCAGTAAGTATGATTATAGTGTAAAAGCAACACTGGAGAACCATCCATATTGGAGACCTGAAACAATAAAAGAATTTACTGATAGGACAAACAGTATTAGGAATGAACTTAAATCTGGCACACAAGCAATACGTTCCAATCCAGCATTTGCGCGTTCTTAAAATTATTTTATAAATAGTAACATATGGCATCCTCTTTCTCACTGTCAGACTATAATCAGACGCAGTCAACAAATGTGGCGCGCACTGGAGTTTATGCTGACATTGATAACGCCTTTACAGTACACCCAATCTATAATGACATACGTCCAATCAGTGACCTTGATGCAGTACGTCAAAGCATTAAAAATTTGCTATTAACCGAAACATACGACCGCCCCTTTCAACCAGAACTTAGTTCTGGCATACGCGAATTACTATTTGAAAACGCAAATGTTCTTACACAATATGAGCTGCAAAGAAAGATTGAGGACACGATTAAATCTTATGAGCCTAGGCTTAAAGACTTTACAGTTAGCGTAACCGATGACTCTGACAATAATGCATATCGTATAAGTGTATCATTTGAGGTATCATATAATCAAACAACAGAAATCGTAATCTACTTAACACGCATAAGATAATGGCTAATAATAACATACTTCCTGCACAATCCGTAAATGTTACAAACCTTGACTTTGCTGACATCAAGGATAGTTTGATTAGCTACTTTAAAGCTAATGATGGCGTGTTTAAAGATTGGGACTATACAGGCTCTGGCTTGAATATTCTCATGGATGTCTTAGCGCATAACACACACTATAATGCAGTGATTGCGCATATGGCAGTAAACGAAAGTTTTATTGATAGCGCTCAATTGCGACAAAATGTAGTATCTGCTGCAAAGCTTATTGGCTATACTCCGCACAGCACAAGCGCGCCTAAGGCAGTTGTTAATATTTTAATAACATCAAGCGACAATGGTCTTAATGAATATGTAATACCTGCAAATACTGCATTTAGCAGTAACTTTGCAATACCACGTCAAGCACAAAATTATACATTTGTAAATCTAACTGACATAATTTGTCGCCGCAATAATACGACTGGATTGCTTGAAGCAAAAAATGTTGAATTATATCAGGGATCAATACAAACACGACGCTCGCAAATTAATTCTAATCTTAGCAATAATGAATATATTATTGCAGACAAGAATATTGATACGAGCACGCTAAAGGTAAATGAGCAGCAAGCTGGGCGCACTGATATTTCTGAAGTTTATACTATTTTTTCCGATATCAATGATATTAACGGTCTTACTCCAATCTATTTCCTTTATGAAAACTTTAATGGCAATTATGTAATAACATTTGGTAATGGTGTATTTGGCAAGAAGCCAGATAATCTAAACATCTTGGAATTGCAATATCTTATAAGCGATGGTGAGGCCGCAAACGGTGCAAACATATTTAAATATAGCGGCGTAAACTCTAATAACTCAATTTCCGCAATTACATTACAAACAGTGTCGGCCGCTGTTGGTGGCACAAGCAGTGAATCATTAAGCAGCATAAAGTATAATGCGCCATTACAATATGTTGCACAAAATCGAGCAGTAACTGCAGATGACTATAAGACACTATTGCGTAGCGCATTTGGCTTTAGAGCTGTTAGCGTATGGGGCGGCGAAGAAAACGATCCTCCGCAATATGGTAAAGTGTTTGTATCTGTTAAGAAAAGCGCTGCAGATGATGATAGTGATTTATCCGCACTTGAGCGCGCAGAAGTATTGCAATATTTAAGTGGTAAAAAAGTACTTGCTATTATGCCTGAACTTGTCAATCCTGAATATATTGAGCTGGTGCTGGATGTCTTATTTAAATATAATCCAAATCTTACCACATTAACCAAGACACAATTGGAAGGCATTGTTACAAATGGCATTATAACTTTTAGTGATACTGAATTGGAATCATTTGATGGTGTCTTTAGGCATTCACAATTGACACGCGCTGTTGATGGTATTAGCCCTGCAATATTAAATTCGCTTATACGCGTATATGTCTCTAAATCATTCGCATTAAGCGCAACACAAACACTTATACCACAGCCGCAATCAATTATTGTGCGTTATGGTACAGCTCTTACAATTGATGATGGCTTTAGTATAGTAAATTCTACGAGTTGGGTGGCTGGCGGTGTAACATACTATATGGGCGACCGTGCGCACCCAACAGACTCAAATTTAAGAATCCTTTATAGTTACACCTTTGACAGCAATAACATTCAAAGATTAGGAGACGCTGATATTGGTACACTATCATTAAGTGATGGAGTGCTAACGGTTAAACCTTTGACGGTTGACGCTGATACGACAGTTACAATTGACCTTATACCACGTTCAAACGATATTGCACCCAAGCGTAATCAAGTTATACGCATCGGTACATCTCGTTTGAATGTATATGGAGAAGCTGATACAATTGCAACAGGCGGATCAAACCGAGCGATTGACTATAACACATTTAATAGAGACCGTTAAATATGGCACTAAGTATTGTAGATTCACGACCGCATAACCTTGAGAGTGTACGTGCACCCTCGCTATTTCCATCTGCAATCGAAGAGAGCGCAAAGACTCTCATGGATTTTATTCAGGTTTATTATGATCATATTAACAGTGTTGGTCTGCCTTCATATGAAATAGCAAACATTACACGTGAAAAGGATATTGACCTTGTATCGGACAAATACCTATCGGAAATACAAGGTCTTATTGCGCGTAACATTCCAAATTCACGCGTCCTAGATAAAGTATCGCTATACAAAATCATATTGCAATATTATCGCACTCGTGGCAGTGAAGATAGTATACATACATTCTTTAAGATATTTTTTGATGAAGCGGTAAATATATTTTATCCAAAAGATTACCTATTTGACCTTTCTAGTGGAGGTGGAAGTTGGATTGATTTGGAAGAAAGATTGTCTACATTAAATGTGGTAAACACAAATCCAAATAAATCGCGTATAAGTATTACCTCAGACGTAGCAATTGCACCACCACACCCTGGCACGGTTGCACCATATACATTTATCTTTAGGAGCTACTCAAATACTGCATGGACACTTGACGGTCTTGCACCAGCTTCTCAACCACGCGTAGTACGCAACGGCACAAATGATCGTTGGGTTTATCTTTATGAAGCATATAGTATTGAAAGTGTGAATGACGCTGTATGGCCAGATGGCGCAGATTGGAGATCGTCATTTATAAGTAACCTTACATATAACGAGACTGCTGTTGCTGATCGTAATATACAGTATGATACTTTAACAATTACACCAATCGCATCTGGTACCGTTGATTTACCAACTCATGGTATTACAACAGAAGTTGGCGGCACGGCTTATATTACAAGTGAGGCGGGCACCGCAGATGCCTTTGCTATTGTAACCGAAGCGGCATTCCCAGCAACTAGAGTGATTGTAGAGCAGAATGTAGAATACCTTCATACCTTTATAGTAACCGCAATACCGGAATTTGCGTCGAGGATTAATGATGTGTTAAATCGCGTCCCATCAACGCTAGCAAATAACGCGATCGAAATTTATCGCGCATCTCGTTTAGATCCTACGGTTTGGGAACTCTTGCAAAGCTCAGCCGATGGGAAATATCTCATTTGGCAATACACAGATGCACGATCATTTCCATCAGATCGTTATAAGTTACATGACGGCGTATTTTGGCAAAAATATTCATATCAAATTAAGAGTTCTTTATCGCTTGATACATGGTCATATGATTACTTACGATTTGTACATCCATCAGGATTAAAACTATTTGCAGCTATATTAATTCAACTTGTTGCTCGCACGGGATGGCCTGAGCCCATTGACTATAGTGCGCCACGCCCACAACAAGATATATCATGGTTAAATTCATATCGCCCACCAGTTGCAGGCGCGCATACTCCTACATCTCAACCTGGGTGGTTATCAGCTGCATTACGTATTTTCAATATACTTTCCGTAGCATCGCAAACAGATGAAGAACGAGCTGCACTGCAACGATTAGTTTATATATTTAAAAAATCATTCTATCAGGCGACAGCTGCATATGTTATTGAGGGTCAAAATGCATTTGCATCTAATGACAGCTCGCTTTCTTTATATTACACATATTTAAATTGGGCATACAGCGAATTGTTTCATGATGAAAATGTACAGGATGAAAATTATGGCGATGCCTCGTTAACGCTAAGATTTGATGGCCAAACATTAGCAGGCTATGAATATAGTGCAGTTGCTCCAAGAACAAATCCAAATGGTGCAACGCTCTACATTGAAAATGGAGTTAATGTTTTAGTAAACGAGAGTGGAGACTATACATTTGTAATAGAATCACTTGGTAATTAATATAAATACATACAATAATATATGTCAGATATACGCTTTTCACAATTAGCTACACTAACACAACCCGCAGTTGCAGATGATTACATTCCAATTGTTGACTTTAGTGATAAGGAAATGAGTGGTGCTGGTTCAAACAAAAGAATCTTGTTTGGAAACTTAGCTTCTAGCATTGTTGATGTATATGGCAAAAGCGGAACTGGTTCGATCGTTTTATCAAATAATCCAACACTAAGTGGCACCACACTGGCTGGCACTACAACAATAAACAGCACAACTTATACCTACGGAACAGGCGCGGCGGCAGCGTTTAAATACGGACTGGCGATTGAAGCGGGGGACATCACAGACCTCGGGTCTAATGTCGCTACGTTCTTAATTTCCCCCAGTGCCGGGAGCTTCCAAAACATGATGTTGGATTACACAGGGACAGGGAACGTGGTCATGGATTATGGCCCGGCGATTACGAACATCAACATTGATACTGCCGCTACCTTCAACGCGACGAGCTACACTTACGGCACAGGCGCGGCGACAGCGCATCGCACGGCGCTGGGGCTGACAACGCTCGCAACAACGACACCAGCAGCAAACGTAGCGACATTTCTTGCCACGCCAAGCAGCGCGAATCTTGCCGCAGCGGTCACAGGCGTGGCTGGAACAGGCGCATTGGTTTTTGGCACATCGCCATCGTTGACAACGCCGTCAATCGCAGGATTAACTCTTTCGGGACTTGTTACGCATTCAGGAGGTTACAGTCAGACAGGCGGGGCAAACTTTAACGTCGCAGTCACAACGGCGGCAAATCTGACCGCAAGTGGATCCGGAACTGTCACGGTAGGAGGAGCTGGCGGCAGCACGATCAACGGTGGCACTTTAACTCTGTCACCGTCTGGATTCGCTTATGGCGCAGGCGCGGCGGCAACGCATCGTACGGCGCTGGGGCTGACAACGCTCGCAACAACGACACCAGCGGCAAACGTAGCGACATTTTTAACAACTCCAAGCAGCGCCAACCTACGCGCAGCAGTCACCGATGAGACAGGAACAGGCTCACTTGTTTTTGCAACATCACCAACGATCACATCACCAACGATCAACTCACCAACGTTCAACTCAGCGACGACTTTTAACGCCACGTCCTACACCTACAGCGCAGAGGCAGCTAGTGCAATGAGAACGGCACTCGACGTGCTACCTTTAACATCAGTTATCACAGTCACTGGCACAACACCAGCATTTACGGATGATCTAATTGAACAAGCATCATTAACTAACGGTAAGCGTTGTTGGGCTGGGGGTAATGGGTCGGTGGAGTATGATGGGACTGATTGGGTTGTGCATACTTTTGACGGTGTCGATAATTATGACGCTTACTTTACAAGCACAACCGACAAACCATGGAACATCAATCCAGCGTCATGGAATGTCACGAACGGCATCGATGAACCAACATTAACGATTGATCTGCAAACTCTCCAGCCTATCAGTGGAGCTAGTGGCACCATTGCTATTGTGGGCGACCAAGAAGGGCGAGTTGCTCCATCGGACATGACGGGACTCGGCACAAACGTAGCGACTGCGCTTGCAATTGCGGCAAACGGTAGCGCGGGATTTGCACTTGCTCCAGTAGGCCCTTATGTAAACGATGCAGCGGCTGCAGCAGGTGGCGTAGCCATTGGACAACTCTACTATATCCCAGAAGGCCAAGTTCGCCGCCGCATGGCTTAACATCAACCACCAACCTCAATGACTATGGCACAACTCATCAAGCAAGCATTTTGCGCCGTCTCACAAACCATTACCAATTACAAAGTAGTGCCGCATAGCATGAGCGTAATCGAGCTGCGAGCATTACTTGTAGCATATGGATCAAATTACAAAACACTTTGGCTTGCAGCAAATGCGCCATCATAAATAATACAATTATAATACCATGCCAAAAATTACAACTTTTGCTGACTTAACAGCCGCAACAATATTATCTGGTGATATTGTACCACTTATTGACATTAGTGATACTGACATGTCAGGTGGCGGAACAAATAAAAAAATAACAGCTTTAGAGTTGGCAAACGGCTTAGCTAGTTTTGTAACTACCATACCAAGCGGTATTACAACTGCATTAAACCTTAAAGCTAACATTGCTAGTCCAACATTTACAGGCACGGTTACTGCGCCTGCATTCACTGGTGTTGCTACATTGGCAGCTGCATGGCAAACATCACGCACATTAACATTATCTGGTGATGTAGCTGGAGTTGTGTCTGGTATAAACGGTGCAGGTAATATAAGCCTGAGTACCGCATTGAGCGATAGCGCGGTAACAGCAGCTAAGCTTGCATCTAATGCAGTAACAACTATTAAAATTACCGATCTTAATGTGACAACTGGCAAAATTGCAGATAGTGCAGTGACTACAGCAAAGGTTGCTGCCAGCGCAATCACTAACGCCAAAGTAGCAGATAATGCAATCACTGCCAATAATATCAGCGCTAGCGCCGTGACGGTTGATAAAGTAGGTGATAGTGCAATCACAAGTATTAAGATTGCAAACGCTGCAGTAATTGAAGATAAACTTGCTGATTCTGCAGTAACAACTGCAAAGATTGCAAACAGCGCAGTCACAACAGATAAAATTAATAATCTCGGTGTGACAACAGGCAAGATTGCAAACGCTGCCGTCACTGCTGAAAAATTAAGTGGAGCGCAAACAGGAAGCGCACCAGTGTATGGCATTCGTGCTTGGGCAAATTTTAATGGAACATCTACAGACGAACTCGTTGGATCTTACAGCAGAACCAGTTCAACAACAGTTTCAATAGGTACAGTGACAGCGCACGGGTATCTTGCGGGGCAGGTTGTATTTTTAGATTTTACTGTCACTAGCGGTACTGCCCCGTTTGATGGTAATTATGTGGTTGCCAGTGTTGTTAGCCCAACGGTGTTTACAGTAATAAGTCATGCTAGCACATCATCAGCTGGGACTGTTATTGTAAAGAGTATTGTTATACGTGCAGCTGGAAATGTTCATTCAATTATACCAAGCTATATAACTTCTGATCCATCTGTTGCACCACCAAGCGCGAATAAGGCGCTTGCGACTGGATATTATATTATGAACTTTTTAACTGCTATGCCAAATACCAATTACATAATTACTGGCGGCGGAAATGTTAGCACAACATCTGCATTAACTGCGGCTGAGCATGAAATTGTTGTAAACGGCCGCGCAAAGACTACACAATTTGCCTTTCTTGGTGCTAGCTTAGTCAGTGGCACCGACTCCAATCCTAGTATTGGCAGCGTTATAGTTATTGGTTAAGATTTTATATATAAATACATTAAATAATTCAAATATGTCCGCTATTGTAACAGAACACTTTCGCCGTAATAATGCAGCAACATTCCTAGCTGATATTGCCAATGCCGCTAATAAATATTATCTTGGTATAGGTAAATCTGATAAGTGGGCAGCTGATGAAAGCATCCCTGCTGTGGTACCATCTATAAACGGTACTAATGGCGAAGAACGAGATATTCTTTCAAATCTTATTACATGCATACAGATTACCACAGGAAATACACACATTGCAATTCCAAATATCATATTTGAAACTGGCAGAAAATATAAAGCATATAAACCAAATGATAGTAGTTGCTTTTATCCTACAATCGGTGCTGATACTGTGTATCCATGTTATGCAACATTAAGTGGCCGCGTATATCTTTGTTTAAGTAATAATGCTGGCGCAGCAGCAACCGTATTGCCAACAGCTGCACTAGACTACCGTGCAGTAACTGGTGCTGACAATTATATTTGGGTATTAATTGACACTGATGTAACAAATTTTAATACCGATCAATTTATAAGCATACGCTCTACGCCAAACAACACAAATTCAACACAAATTCTAAATGATGGCGGTGGATTACTATATGGCTTTACAATATTAAACGGCGGTTCTGGATATTCAAATCAGACTGTAACATTTAATGCACGTCAGAGTGGATCAGCCACTCCAGTTGTGGTATCAAATGTTGTAGTAACTACAACAGGTGGAGTAATTACAGGTGTGGCATTGCCTTCAGGTTATGATTATACAGGTAGCAATGCTAAAAATATATTAGGCGGAGTATTTATTGGCCTAACTGGTGGCACAGGCGCAGTGATCAGTCCTAATATTGCACCAGCTGAAGGCTTTGCATATAACCCATCACGCACGTTACCTGCATTTTATGCTGCAATATCAATCAATGCAGTTGATAATATTTCAAGCGATGGATTATTCATACCGTTCAGTCAAATTTC